GCCGGCGAGGTTCGGGACGCCCGCGAGGACGCAAAGGTCGGTAATGTCGGCGGAGCGCGCGGCATTCTCGGCGTTGATTTCGTCGCGGATTTCCTTCTCGGTCTTGGTCGAAGGCTCACCCTCGGCCTTGGCCTCCGGCTTGAGCGCCGCGATGGCGTCCAGAACCGGCTTGTTGGCGGCGGTGACCGCGCTACCAATTGCGCCCGCAAGGGCTTCCATTTCTTCCTTGGTCATGGTGACCTCCTTGTTGGCCTCGGCGGTTGCCTTTGGCGGATTGCGTCCATACCGGGAGAGGTCAAACTTGGCAGCGGCCTTGATGACTTCCCCGACTTCATCGGCGAACCCCTTAGCCACGGCCTCTTCGGCGGTGAGCCAAGTTTCGTCGTCCATGATTTTGGCAATGGCCTCACGGCTCAAGCCCGACTTCTTTGAATATGCCGTTATCAGGCCCTCCCCAATTGTGTCTAGGAGGGTAGCAGCGGCGCGCAACTCTTCCGAGTCGCCCCCGGCGAAGGTCGCCGGGTTGTGAATCATCATCATAGCCCCTTCGGCCATGGTGACGTGGTCGCCCATCATGGCGATTGCGGAGGCCATGGAGGCGGCGACGCCGTCCACGAAAACCTCAATGCGGGCCGCGCCAGTGTTGCGGATGAGGGACATGATGGTCCATCCCACAAACACATCGCCGCCCGGCGAGTTGAGGCGCACGCGGAGGGTCTTGCCGTCCAGCTTGCCGAGCGCCGCAAGCTCCTTGCGGAAGTCGTCGGCGTTCACGCCGAAGAGGCCGATTTCGTCATAGATATAGATGGTCGGAATCGCCGCCGCGGCGTCGATACGAAACCACGAGCCCTTGTTAGCCATCTTGGCCTCCGTTGTTCGGTGGGGTGTTGCCGTCGCCGCCCGGAGGCGTCGGCGGCTCGGGCGGTGCCTCGCCGGGCGGGTTGGTCCCGGTGGGGTCGCCGAAGAGCGGGCCTTCGAGGTCCGCGGCGAGGTCTTCGGCGCGCTTGCGGTCGGCATGGATACGGTCGTCGGTGTCCTCGGGGTCGTCGCCGCCCTCCTCGATAACGTCCGTGCGGGCCTTGAAGCCGTTGTCCACGGCGACCTTCTCGGCCTGAATGTCCTTGAGCGGGTCCACCCATTCCCACTTCGGCGCGAGCCACTTCACACGACGATATAGAAGGACGTTCTTGCGGTAGGCCGCAAACGTCCACGGGGCGAGCCCAAGCTCGGAGGCAATGCGAATCCATTCGTTGATGAACGGGCGCGCGAATTGCTGGACTACCACAAAGTTTTGGGTGGCCGTGACCCGGCGCCGGAATTCGAGAAGGCCGGCGCGGATGCTCGAATAGTTGACCGAGCGGAGGTCGCCAGTCATCGCCGAATAAGGCACGTTGAAGCCCGCGGCGGCGCGGAGCAACATGCGGTATTGGAAGGCCTCATAGGAGCCGCCGAGGTCGGCGGGCTCGGAGAAGGTAATGTCCTCGCCGGGCCCGAGCGGGATGAGGACACCCGGCTCAAGGGAGGCGACCGTGTTGACTTGCTTGTCTTGGCGGTTGACGAGCGACCCGAGCGCGCCGAGCGGCGACTCGGAGCCATCGTCCTCGGGGTCCTCGCTCTTGATGAAGCCGGCGAAGAGCGCGGCGGTGCGCTTGCGCTCAAGCTCGGCATCATCATAGAGGTCCATCATGGCGAGCGTGACCATGCCGGCGAGCGTGTAGGGAATGCCCCGAATCTGGCCCACGCGGGTCGGCTCATAGATGTGCATGACCCGCTCGGCGGGAATGCGGGTTGTGTAGCTCCCGGTAATCGTCGGCGGCTTGGTGAAGTCGCCCGGCGTTTGCGTGAGGAAGTGATAGGCCACGCGGCGGTTGTCCGCGTCGAATTCGATTCCCATCTCGATACGGGCGCCGCCCGCGAGTGGAACGTTGTGCCAGAAGGGCAGCATTTCGGATTGGTAGAGGCGGACCCCGAGGGGGACCATGCCTTCCACAAGGGTCGCCGGATTGTCGAAGACCGCGAAGACCTCGCCGGCCGCGAAAAGCTCGTCACCGATGAGGCCTTCGATGCCATAGAAATCGAGCACGCCGTCCGCGTCCATGTAGGGCACGCAATCGGCCCACAACTCGGCGAAGGCCTTCTTTTGCGCCGGGGTCACACCGAGCTTGGAGGGTTTGATACCCGTGCCGACGAGGGCGGACTTGAAGGTCTTCGCCGCCGAGCCCGCATAGGGGTTGTTCTGGATAAGATAGCGCGAGCGCGCCACGGCCTGATTGCCATAGCGGCGGATGAGGTCGTTGATGGCGGTTTGCGCCGAGGGGATGGCGGCGAGGCGCCGCCCGGTGCGGCCGATATCGAAAGCGGTCACATCGACGGGACGGCGAGCCTCGGGCACGGAAGCCTTCGGTGGGAAGTTGATCGTGATTCCAGAAAGACGACCCATGGCTAGAGTCCTTTCGAGCGCTGGAATGAATAGACCGGCGTGCGGGACTCACCCTTGAGCCGCTTGAGGTCTTTGACCTCCGCGGCGATGGCCGCGTTGAGGTCTTTGATAGTCTGAAACTGGACCATCGTGTCGCCGTGCCGGGTCATGAGGACGCCCGACGAGCGCATGGTCTTGAGGGTGGCAATCCGGGCCTCGGCGGCGGCGATGAGCGCCGCGGTTTCGGTATCGTAATCGGCCATGGATTGCCCCCTCCGAATTTGGTGTCCCGTGTTTAAGCCGGGCGGGACCACCCCGGACATTTAGCGGCTATCATCCGTGCGCCAGCGCGGTCTAGCCCCCTAGTGCTCCGACATGAAGGCCGAGCGGGCAATGCGACGCGGCGAGGGCGGCGGCTCGGGCGGCGGAACGGCCGGCACGGCCAAGGCCTCACGCGCCGGGAGTGTGGCCTCGGGGACGACCTTGGCGACGTGTAGCCGCAAGCGCTCGGCCGCCCTCACGAGCGAGAATTTACGGGTCCGATAGAGGCCATGGAGCGCCGAATAGGCATAGACGCGGCAGTCCAAGGCCTCGTTGCGGCGGCCCGGCTTGGGCTTCCATGAGCGGATGGTGATGCCCGCCTTTGTTTCCTTCACGAGGTCTTCGGACGTAAGTTGTTCATACCACCCGTCCGGGCGACCCACCGGGAAGTGGCAATAGCCGGGGCCGGGCTTGGCGACGAGGAGGCGTTGGCGGATTGCCTCCTTGGCGGCGTTGACGCCGAGGATGATGGGGCGGAAGCCCACGCGGAATTTCTTGTGTTGCTTCTCCTTCTCGGAGCCCGGCCAGATGGGCGACCATTGGCCCGAGCGGTCGCTCGCGCCCTTGATGGCCCAAATGTTGCGGCCCATGCGAGGGCGCGCGAAGGCATAGACCTCGTTGGTGTTGTGACCACCGGAGTCGATGCACGCCGCCATCACGCCCATGTTGAAGCCGGCCTCATGTGGGAAGGCGGAGAGGAGATAATCGTCTAGCTCTTTCCACACGTATGGTTGTGCCGGGTCGCCGTCGAAGACCTTGGTTTCGACGGACCACGACTCCTCGCCGAGGCCCCACCCGACGACCTCACACTCAAGGCGGCCGAGGCTCGTGTTACTGCCCGGTTGCACGTCCACGCCAGCGGTGAGCGCGACGACGCCGGCCGGGAGCTTAAAGCGGTCCGTCTCGTCGTATATCTCGGCGCGTTGGGCCAACTCGTGGAAGTTGGCGTCCTTGATAGTCTCCGCCTTGAAGGGCATCCCGAGTTGGGTGTTATAGAACGTTTGTTTAGACTCCGGGTCATCCTTCGCTTCGAGCCACTTCATGACGAGCGCGACGACCGAGATAAACGGCGAGTAGAGCTTGGACGCGGTATAGCCAGCGTGGCGATTGCTCACCGCGCGCTTCCCGCAATGCTTACAAAGGGCGTAGCCGATTTGATTGTCCGCGTCCCATTCCCATAGACGGTCGGTCATCGGGTCTTGCCGGTCCATGCGCGGCTCGCCATGCTCATCCTTGCACCCGCACACAAAGGGGCGAGTCTGAAACCACCGGATGGCGCCCTTGGTGGTCATCATCTTCAACCGATCGGACTCGGACCATTCGACGCCGCACGCCTCGCAATGAATGGCCGCCGTCTCGGGCTTGTGCTCGTGCGTGCGCTCCTCGCCCTCGCCATGCTTCTCCCAATGGACGTGGGTGAAGAAGCCGAGGGTTTGCTCGTGGCCGCACGCCGGGCAACAGACATAGGGCCGGCGTTGATCGGACTCCCGCCATGACTTGTAAATGCGCGAGCCGTCCTCCCACGTGGGCGAGCACGCGCGGATTTTGACGGCGCTATCGCGGAAGGTGGACGTGCGCTCCTCGGCGAGGAGGATGGGGTCGCCTTCCTTGGTCGTCTCATACTTGTCCACCTCGTCTTCGAGCACGACGCGAATGGCGCGCATGGCGAGGTTGGTGGGCGAGCCCGCCGACGTCATGGCGAGGAAGCCACCGGGGAAGCGCTTGTTGAGGATGGTGTCCTCGGAATTGCGCGTGCGCGTGTCGAAGAGGTCGCGGAGCGCTGGCGACGATGACACCATGGGGCCAAAGCGCTCCTTCGAGAAGGCTTGGGCCATCTCATCCTTGGGCTCAAGGAGGAGGATGGGGCACGGGTCAAGGTGCGCGAAATAGCCGAGGGTGTTGAGTAGCACCTCGGTCTTCATGATTTGGGTGCACGACATGACCGAGACGATTTCGACGCCGGGCTCCGTCACGGCCATCATTGGGCCGCGGGCGACCTCAACGCGGTGCGTTTGCCAGCGTCCGCCAACGGCGCCCACCGACGAGGACAAATGGCGGTAGGTATCGGCCCAATCGGGAATGCTCATGCGCGGCGGCGGCCGGAGCACCTTCTCGCGGAGGCGATTGACGCCGGCGCGGAGGTTGGAGCGCGCCTTGGGGAAAGACTCGGTCAGCATTAGAGGTCATCCTCTTCCCACGGCTTGCGTTCCTCGGGCTCATCGGGCGCCGCTTGGAAGCCGCGCTTGCGCTTGTCCGGGTCCCGAATCTTCGCCGAGGAGATTTCGTCCAAGACTTCGGCGACCTCGCCTTTGATGATGCGCAAGACGGTCGGCGCGTCCGTCTCCACGGCGCATTTTTGCGCCAGCCGGCCCGGCAAAGCGGTGATTTTGGACTTGATAACGACGAATTGCTCCTCAATGATGGGGAGCACATCGTCAATGTGGAGCATTGTTCCACGCAATTCGGCGACCTTGAATTCCTTGATTTCGGCCTCGGCGAGGGAGGTGCGGAGGTCCACGGCCTCGCGTTTTCCCTTCGGGGAATCCTTGGAGCCGTCCTTCACCATCCAATCAATGAAGGCCTTGGTGTCAATCTCCCACACCTTGCCCTTCTTGGCCGCTGGCCCGCCGCGGCGGATGAGCGTGTCAAGGGTGGGCTCCGAGCAACCGAGGATTGCCGCCATTTGTCCGCGATTGACGAGCATTGTTCTATTCCCCTTGCATCGCGAGCCGGACGTTCCGCTCCTTCGCCTCGGCCTTTTCGAGGAGACTTAGAATTAGGTGTGACAGTGCCCGTTTGTCTAGGCCCGTAGTTTCGGGCTTTGCGACTCCAGCGTGCCGCGCGTAGTCGCCCACCATCATTTCGAGGTCGGACTTGCGCTTGTGCATGAGATAGCGGTGGGTGATACGACCG